ACTACTGAAACATCTGACAGAGCTTTCGAAGAGGAAGTAATGTTAAGCGGTTTCGCTTCTGCACCAGTTAAACAAGAAGGTGCTGGAGTAGTGTTCGATCAAGCAGGTGAAACTTTCACAGCTAGATACAACCACGAAACAATCGCATTAGCATTCTCTATCACTGAGGAAGCAATCGAAGATAACCTATACGATAGACTTGCGGGCAGATACACAAGAGCTCTTGCAAGATCTATGGCTAACACGAAGCAAGTTAAAGCTGCTAACGTATTGAACAATGCGCAAGTAACTACAGTAACTGGTGGAGATGGAGTATCATTAATTAATGCTTCACACCCATTAGCTACAGGTGGTACTTTCTCAAACGTTCTTGCAACTGCTGCAGATCTTAACGAAACTTCACTTGAGCAATCATTGATTGACATTGCAGGATTTGTAGACGAAAGAGGTCTAAAAATCGCTGCCTCAGGTAGAAAAATGATAATTCCAAAAGAATTACAATTTACTGCTGAGAGAATCATGAAGTCTCCAATGAGAGTTGGAACTGCTGATAATGACATCAATGCTATCGCTAACATGGGTATGGTACCAGAAGGTTACAGAGTTAATAACTTTTTAACTGACACTGATTCATACTTCTTATTGACTGATATTCCTAATGGACTAAAAATGTTCGTTAGATCACCAATTAAGACAGCGATGGAAGGTGACTTCGATACTGGCAACATGAGATTTAAAGCTAGAGAAAGATACTCTTTTGGATTCTCTGATCCAAGATGTATTTTTGGTAACGGAAACTTACCAACTAGCTAATAAATACTAACTAGTATTACTTAAAAGGGGCGGTGTTCACATCGCCCCTTTTTTTATGTATAATGAAAAGACCTAGAATAATTAATTTGTTGTGTAGACTGGCTAGGCAGACGGTATAGAGACTACATAACTTAGGCTATACACAAAGGAGAATATTATGGCTAACACAACTTTTTCCGGCCCAATAAAAGCTGGAAATATTTTTAATACAACTGGAACTACAGTAGGAACAAATGTTGCTAACGTAGGTTTTGTTGTAATGTCTCAAACAGACACAATCGCATTTGGTAATACAACTGATAAATCTTTATCAATTGTAATTCCAGCAAACTCACAATTAGTAGATATAAAAGTTTTTGTAACTACTGCTTTTGATGCAGGTACTACAAATACTCTTGATATTGGTATTGTAGGTAATTCTGATTTGTATGTTGACGGCGCAGCAGTAGGAACTGCTGGTGATGCAGCATTAGGAGCTACAGCTTTAGTAACAAACTGGAGTGACATCGGAACAACTGATGTTAAATTAGCTGCTAAATATATTCAAACAGGATCAGCTGCTACTGCAGGTGCTGCAAGAATAGTTGTATCTTACGTTCAAAATAATAATTTGGCGTAGTAATAAATTAATTAATCGTGGCTCCTTCGGGAGCCGCAAATTAAGGAGAACACCATGGCAGCAAAAGCTGATATACAAGCAACAATAGTTTCCGCAACTACAACTAATGCAATAATTGCACAACCTGTAAGATTGAAGGGAATTATTTTAGCAGGCTTAGCTACGTCTGGTACAGTTCAATTAAAAACTACAAGTGCTACTGGAACTACATTATTTGAAGCAGATGTTCCTGCAGGAGATATAACATCTTTGAATATACCTGAAGATGGAATTTTATTTCCTTATGGAGTTTATGTTTCTACATTTACTGTAGCGAAAGCAACATTGTTAACTGATAAGTACTCAGGACCTAATTTAACTGGTCAGAATGGCTAACAAATGAATGGTATGAATAGAAGTATACCAGGTTTTAAAAGAGGGGCTGACGTTCAGCCCCCTAAAACCAAAAAGTATTTTAGAAAAACTGAATCTGGTGCAGGTATGACTAAAGCAGGTGTTGCAAGATACCGAAGAGAAAATCCAGGATCAAAATTAAAAACTGCTGTAACAGGCAAAGTTAAACCAGGATCAAAAGCTGCAAAAAGACGTAAGTCCTTTTGTGCAAGATCAGCAGGGCAAATGAAACAATTCCCAAAAGCTGCTAAAGATCCTAATTCAAGATTAAGACAAGCAAGAAGAAGATGGAAGTGTTAAATGGCTTATTTAAATGCAAATTTACCACCGATCTATTGCAAGATCAGAAAGGAATATCTTTATGACCTTAAAGAACATCATGGAGAAAGCCAAGATTGTGTTATCTTTGGTCTTACAAGCATATCAGGACGTGCGCTCTTATTTAATATCATGTTACCCAATGGTGCGTGCTATTGGCGTTTGCCTATCTCAGCGTTTTTCCAAAAACAGTATGACCGAGCCGATGTGCCGAATATGCAGACGAACGAGTTGGAATTGTGGAACTGTTTTAGTTATTGGCCTAGTGTTACTTGCTTTGATTGGTTGGATGGTCTAAAAGGAAAATTTTTAGGTTTAGATAAAAAGTTTTATCATGGAAAATATTTATTCACAATTGATTGGGGGCACCCAGATGTTAACATCTTGGATACTGAACACTCTGAAATTCCTCAAGAACATAAGTGTGCACATATACTGGAACTTGATAACGGTAATTATGCTGCTCAGCCTAACAATCGCCTTTTGTGGCATGTTAATTCATACACTACTGATAACAGCTGGCCTGACTATAAAGTCCAAACTACTTATTGGGATGCAGAAGACAATGATATGGTTACAGAGGATAGCGATAAAATGTTTTATGAAATGGAAAAGAAAAAATAATGAACGGAAATACTTGTAAACATTTAATGGAGGGTAATAGGATGAACTATTATTTTACGGGTTGGTTAATTATTGGAATGTTGTGGTTGGCCTATTGTGCGGGTCCAAACTAATATAAGAATAATGAACCTTTCCAGGAATTTTACTCTACAAGAGTTAATTAAATCGGACACAGCTGTACGATTAGGAGTTGATAACAATCCCAATGCCAATCAAATTGAAAAATTAAAACTTCTGTGTGAGAATATTCTTCAACCCGTACGGGATCATTTCGGTCCAGTGACCGTGACCAGTGGATTTAGATCTCCTGATCTTTGTCTTAAAATAGGTAGTTCAATTACTAGTCAACATACAAAAGCAGAGGCTTGTGATTTTGAATGTCCAGGAAAAGATAATGCTGAAGTTGCAGATTGGATTTATCAAAATTTAGATTTTGATCAAATGATTTTAGAGTTTTATGTTCCAGGAGAGCCCAACAGCGGGTGGGTGCATTGTAGTTATGTTGCTGAAAAAAGTAGAAAACAATTCTTGCGAGCTTTTAAAGAAGATGGTAGAACTAAATATAAACCAATAATAGGAAAGGCTAAGGATTTAGTATAATGGCAATCGGTAGAGGACAAATACAACAACAGATAGAAGGCAAATTAAGAGGTGCTAGAGGTGAAAAAAAGAAAAGATTACAAGTTAAAAAGAAACCCAATAGCAAAAAACCTAAGGTCTTCAAAATTTAGTTTAAAAGTGGTACAATCAGATAAGTTGTACAACCGCAAAAAGGAGAAGCTTTACACTCTCAAAGCGGCCGCTAAAAAGGAGATACTATAAATGGCTACTTCAGGAACCACTAGTTTTAACCTGAACATAGATGAAGTAATTGATGAAGGCTATGAAAGATGTGGTCTTTCAACTACTTCTGGTTATGACATGCGTTCAGCAAGAAGAAGTTTAGATCTTTTATTTGCAGAATGGGGTAATAGAGGTATTCATTTATGGAAAACAGAGTTAAATGAAATTGCATTAGTTGCAGGACAAGCAGAATATGCAGTCGACTCTGATGTAAATGATGTGCTTGAGGCTTATGTATCTTCAACTGCTGCAGCATCAAATGATGCTAACACTCAAGATGTATCACTTACAAAAATAGATAGATCAGCGTATGCTGCATTACCTAATAAGTTAGCGACTGGTCAACCATCACAATATTATGTCGATAGACAGACAACACCAAATATATATTTATATCAAGCACCAGATTTAAATACTTACAACACACTTAAATTTTATGTAATTAAAAGAATTGAAGATGCAGGAGCATATACAAATGATGCAGATGTTGCATACAGATTTTTACCGTGCATGTGTGCTGGATTAGCTTATTATATCTCTATGAAAAAAGCACCTCAATTAGTGCAACAAAATAAATTAATTTATGAGGATGAATTGAAAAGAGCATTAAATGAA